TTCAGCTATCTAATTATTAAAGTTATCAACCCCAACTTATGACAAATCAAAGAACCGCAGATCTACTCATCGGTGCATATAAAGATGAGATGACATCAAGACGTAAATATGAATTAAAAGACGCTTCTGGTAAAGTTTTAAGTACAATTTACTTCCCACCTATAACAAGATTTGACAGACAAAAGGCACAACAGTCAGCTGGAACTGATGAGGGTCTTGTTATTTCAACACAGTTACTTTGTAAGATGGCACAGAAAGAAGATGGATCTCCAGCTTTTGATATGTCAGATGCTCCTATATTACAAAGATCACTTCCTGAAAAGGTATTGAATGAGCTTGAATTATTTATGATGGATATTCAAGTTGATATTGATTCAGCAAAAAAAGAATAAATGGGGATAATTGGCTAAATTTTGAATTTTTCCTAGCAACAGAACTTAGTAAAACCTTAAATGAACTCAGGACTCTTATAACTGAAGAGGAGCTTATCTATTGGGCTGCTTATTATGATTTAAAGAATGAAAGACATGAAAAAGAAATGCAACGACAAAAGACTAAATCAAGGTAATATAGAATAGAGGTTATTTTGTATTTGTGGCACAATCAACAGTTAGATTAATAGTTGACGCACAGAATGCAATTAGACCACTGCAACGTGTAAATGAACAGACAAAAGCTTTAAGTAGTAGCACAAATAAATTAAAGGGCAAATTAGATAAATCAAATAGATCATTAAGAGATACTGGTAAGTCCGCAAGAGTTGCCTCGACAGGTGTTAAGGGTTTAGTTGGTGCATTAAAACCATTACTTGCTGCATTAGCAGTTGTTGGAACTGCAAGATTTGTTTTTGTTAAAACAGCAGAACTGGAAACACAGAGAAAAAGTTTAGAAGTATTAACAGGTTCATTAGAAAAAACAAATAAAATTATTAAAGAATTACAGGACTTTGGTTCTGTTACTCCATTTACAAGTAGCGAACTAATTGAACAGTCAAAAAGATTGAAAGCTTTTGGTTTTGAAACAGATGAACTTGCCGACAGTGTAAAAAGACTTTCTGATATTGCTGGTGCAACTGGAGCAGATTTATCTGGTATCGCCACTGCCTTTGGACAGATAAGAGCTAAAGGTAAATTGCAACAAGAGGAAAATTTACAGTTATTAGAAAGAGGAGTTGATATAACAACAGAACTAAAACGAATAACAGGATTGCAAGGCGAGGAATTTGAATCTGCAATGCGTAAAGGAAAAATTGGTGCTGATCTTGTCAATCAAGCATTTTTGAATCTTACAGATGAAGGAGGTGCTTTTTTTGGTGGTGCTACAGCCCAGGCTAACACTTTAAATGGAAAACTTAGTACTTTAGTTGATAGTGTAGAAACTCTTGCAAGAACTGTTGGAGATGAACTTGGAGATGAAATAAAAATGATTTTGGATCTTGGAATAGAAGCCGTAGGTCAAATAACAAAGTTAGTAGAAAGTATTGGTTTAGTCAGTAAATTAGGTAAAAAAGACATGATAAAAATTGAAACAGAAGCTAGAGATTTTGCTACTGAAGAAATTAGTAAGGAATTTGGTTTCTTTGAAAGAAGATTTAATAAAGATGCAAGAAAACAGTTTCAAGAGATAATGAATTTAAAGAAAAAAGAATTAATAACAAATGCTTTAAATCTCAAGGAATTAGAAAAACAAAAAATTGAGACTGAAAAAATTACTGAAAATTTAAATGGGTCATCAAAAAATGCTGATAAATTAAATAAAAATTTAAAGAAAACTGAGCAACCAATAGCAACTCTTGAGAATAAAACAAATGCTACAACAACAGCTATAGAAAGTAATATTGCAATAACAGATTTATTTAATACAAGTTTAGGGGAGACAAGTTTTCTTATGGATGAGATTAGTTTTGGATCAGATAATATTGCTGATTCATTATTTAATGTAAAAACCGAAGCAGACGAATTAAAAGAAAAATTTATGGAGATAGGTCAAGGAATAGAATCAGGTATTGTTTCTGGACTGACTGATGCTGTCATGGGAACTAAATCATTGGCTGAAGCTGCGAGTGGTGTATTAAATAATCTAAAAAGACAGCTTATAGAACTTGCTATGCAACGCACTGTCTCTGGGATTGGTAATTTCTTTGGCAATGCTTTAAGCGGGATGTTTGGCGGTGGCGGTGGACTCAGTATAAGTAAATCTATAGGTTTAGGAGCTAGTTTAGGGTCAAGCAATTTCAGTAAATTTAGTTTTTTAAGCAGCACCAAAGTGCCAAAGTTTGCAGATGGTGGCAGACCGCCAGTTGGAAAGGCATCACTTATTGGAGAAAAAGGCCCTGAGATTTTTGTTCCTTCCACTGCTGGAACTATCATCCCCAACAAAGGCTTTGGTGGTGACAGCGTCACAAATGTGATAACTGTTAATGTTGATGCAAATTCAAGCAACGTGACGGGTAATAATGCAGATGCAAACCAACTTGGAAATCAAATTGCAGTTGCGATACAATCAGAATTAATAAAACAAAAACGTGCTGGAGGTTTATTAGCATAATGGCTACTTTTCCAAGTATCACTCCACAATATTCGACTCAAGAAACTGTTGAACAAGATAGCTTGCGAATCAAACTGGGTGATGGTTACGAACAGCGTTTTGTTCAAGGGCTGCCAGCAAATAAAAGACTGATAACTTTAAGTTTGACTTTTAATGTTTCAACTACAGATGCCACAACTATTGATACTTTTTTAGATGCAAGATTTGATGATCAAGATAATTTCGACTTTACACCTCCACATCATTCATCAGCACTTAAGTTTATATGTACAAGAAGATCTAGAACGGCAGTTTTAAGTAATAGAGTTGTAATGAATTTAACTTTTGAAGAAGTCGCAGAACCCTAATGGCAATACCAGTTTCTGAATTACAAAAACTGAATCCTAGTTCAAGGATTGAATTGTTTGTCCTCGAACTTGTAGAGGGTTTGCATTATGCAACAGGAAACCCATCAAGTGTCCCTACAACATTTAGATTTCATGCTGGCTCTAATATGAATACAAATGCAGAAATAATATGGCAGACTAACACATATCAAAGAGTCCCTATTACATTTGAGGGTGCGGAGTTTTCTGGTAGGGGACAAATTCCGAGGCCAACATTAACAATTGCTAATTTAGGCGGTATCACAAGAAGTGGCTCAGTTATTACGATGACAGATTTATTAATTATTGTAAATCTTACAACCCCACACAATGACTTAATAGATGCCAAGCTAACTCGCATCACAACGCTTGCAAGTGAACTTGATGCAGCTAACTTTCCAGGTAGTAGCAACCCATTTGGTACACCATCATCAAATGAGCTTCCTCAAGAAATCTTTTTTATTGATAGAAAAACAAGCGAATCAAGAGAATTTGTACAATTTGAACTTGTAGGTTCTTTAGATCAGGCAAATAAAAAACTGCCAGCAAGACAAGTGACGAGAAATGATTTCCCAGGCGTTGGTACATTTATTAATTAATTATGGAATATTTATGGAAACAAGATGCAATAAATCATGCTATACAATGCGATCCAGAAGAGTCATGTGGAATTATCGGTGTAAAAAATAATCAAGAAAAATATTATCCATGTAAAAATATATCAAATGAATTTAAAGCAGAATCTTTTGTCATAGATCCTTTAGATTATGCAGATGTTGAAGATTCTGTGGATGAAATTATTGGTATTGTTCATAGTCACCCTCAAGATATTTTAGAGTTTTCTGAATCTGATAAATATAGTTGTAAATCAATAGATTTAATTTTTTATCTCGTTTCTCCAAAATCAGATAAAATAGCAGTAATCAGACCTGACGAGATAGATGCTTAAGAAAATTAAAGTTTACGGAACACTAAGGAAATTTTTAGGTCAGGCAGAGTTTGAAGTTGATCTTAATACTCCTAGAGAAGCAATAAGTTTTTTAGCTTGTAATTTTAAAGGTATTGAAGAACATATGGCAGAGCAGCTTTACACAATACAAGTAGGTGCAAAAGTTATTACTGAAGATTTATTAAACTTTAATTCTCAAGATGATATAAGAATTATTCCAGTTGTTCATGGTAACTTTCTTCCAATTTTGCTTGGTATTGGTGCATTAGTTGGTGCTGCGGCCGCTAAGGCTGCAACTTTTAAAGGAGCAGCTTTACTCGCAAGTGCTTTAGCATCAATTGGAACAACTTTACTTATTGATGGAGTTACGTCAATGCTATCTCCACAAATAAATACAATGTCACCTATAGGCCAACAAAGTAGTTTGGATCCT